ATTATTAGCGGAGGGTGGAGCACCTAATCCTAGAAAACCTTTTCAATCGGGTGATTTAGCTGCAAGAGATGACTCTTTCGGCACTTTATCTGGATCAGCAACTACAGGTTTTGAAGGCTCTCCTGAAATGACTGGTCAAGGCACTGCAACCACAGAAACATTCGGTGGTCCTATTGGAGGCGGTGACGATGCTCCTGTGACTGACACATTTAGAGCTAATCAGTTGAAGAAACAAATAGATCTTATGAGTGGAAACACTCGTTTTAATCCATCTTTTATTGCTAGTATTTTTGGTCCACCAAAACAGGACGTATACAATCAAGACTTTCTTGATATTGATCAACTAGGTATGTCTGGTAAAGATTTAACAAGATCTCAAAATATACAAAGAGCGTTAGATAAATTTCAAGAAACAGGTAGATTATCACAATCAGAATTTGAAAAAGCTTTTGGATCAAACGTGCCTAAGACAACATCAGCTGGTGATAATGAAATGGCGGCAGTTATGGCCAATACACTTATGACACCAAAGCTACCATCAGACATAGAACCAGAACAAAGTGATATGCAAGAGTTTGTACAAAGATTCACACTACCAGAAAGATTTAGATTATCTAACGGTGGTATAACAGGCACAGAGACAGCTATGAAAGAAGCTAGGCAAGCTTACGATAGATATAAAAAATCTGGTGGCACATTAAGTTTTAATAAATTTATAGCTTTGGGTGATGAAGGCGTAGCTAAATTTTTTGCTGAAGGTGGTGAAGTAAGACAGGCATATGGTCTAGGTAGCATAGTTAAAAGTATTACAAAACCAGTTAAGAAAGTTTTAAAAAGCGATGTAGGTAAAGCTGCATTAGCAGGAGCAGTATTGTTTGGTATACCAGGAATGGGAGCATCTGGCGGTATAGGTGGAGGTTTACTTGGAAGATCTTCTTTTGGAGGGGCAGCACCAGGTGTATTTGGTCTTGGTGGTATAGGTAATCTTTTTGCATCAGGCCCTTCTATTAAAGATGCTATTACAGACAGAGTAATATCTGGTAAAAGTCCTTTTACCAAAGCTTTAGATTTTTTAAAAACTCCTAAAGGGGCTATGGCAGGAATAGTTGGAACATCCATATTAGCAGGAGCATTAACACCTGAACAAGAAGAACAAATAGAAAGTCTATCTGGTAGAATATCTGATAGAACAGGTATTGATGTAGAAGCAATTAGAAAAGAAGTTCAAGCAGCTTATGCTTCTGGTGATTTATCAGGATTAAAATCTAAGTATCCATTCTTAATACCCACAGAGGCAGCAAAAGCTGAGGGTGGTTTGATGAGATTAGGTTATGAAGATGGCTCAAAAAATGCAGTAACACCACAAGAAATGTTTCCAGACAATATAGATTTAGATAAAATAGGGCCTCGTAAAACAAAATCAAAATTAAGAAAAATGCCAGAATTTAAAGGTAAAGAAGTTAAGAAGAGAAAAGTGGCCGAGGCTGCGGAAGGCGGTCTTATGAATCTAGGTGGTAATGAAATGGATCTTAGAGGTGGTGGATTTGTGCCTATAGGAGTAGCAGAAAAAGCAGATGATGTTCCAGCGAGATTATCTAAAAATGAGTTTGTTTTCACAGCTGATGCGGTAAGAGCAGCAGGCGGAGGAAGTGTTGATAGAGGGGCAGATTTAATGTATAAAACAATGAAACAATTGGAAAATCAGGTAGCATAATGGCAATAACAGAACAACGAGTATTACCTCCACAGTTTATAGAAGATCTAGCAACAGATTACGGTAAGCAGTTAACAGCGTTAACGGCTCAACCTATTGATACATCTAAGATTGCACCACAAGTTGCAGCACAAGATCCTTTACAAACACAAGCAGCTACTTTAGCTCAACAAGGCATAGGTTCTTTTCAACCCTTTGTTACAGCAGCACAACAAGCAGCTACAGATTTTGGAACTGGCCTTGCACAAGCACAACAGCTTACGGGCACTGGAGCAGGAACGGGAGCAGGTTCTATTTCTTCTTTTATGTCGCCTTACCAACAACAAGTTATAGACACTACATTAGCGGAGTTTGATAGACAAAAAGAAATAGAAGAACAAAATATTAGATCAAGACAGGCAGAGCTAGGTGTTCTTGGTGCAGGTAGAGCAGGTGTTCAATTAGCTGAGTTTGGAGCAGGAGCAGGTAGAGACAGAGCAGCGTTACAAGCAGGGTTATTACAACAAGGTTTTGCAGATGCTGCAAATAGAAGACAACAAGATTTATTAAATCAAAGAGCGTTAGCTGGTGATCAGTTACTGGGTGGAGAGTTTCAAACAGGACTAGCTTCATTAGTTCAAGGCTTACAAGGCAGAGATGTTAGTACTTTAGGATCAGTGGGTGCTATCCAACAAGCACAAGCACAGGCTCAACTAGATGCACAAAGAGAGGCAAATAGATTAGCTGCGTTTGAACCGTATGAGAGATTAGGAACATTTGGATCTGGTATTGCACAACTTATAAGTGGTTATCCTGGAAGACAAACGTTTACTTCCGTTCCAAACCCAACTCCATTACAATCAGCGTTAGGTGTAGGTTCAACATTAGCTGGTATTTACGGTAACGTTTTTGGACCAGTAAGGGTTAAAAATATATAATGAGAAGTAGAATATTAAAAAGACCAATGTTTAGAATGGGTGGCGACGTTGAAAACGTTGGCATTATGAATGGTATGCGTAATAGATATGCAGAATCAGACCCACGAGGTGTACAACCTAGAAGAGATCCTATGTTATTTACACCGTCCTTAAATGATTTTTTAATTCAGTTTGGTTTAAACTTAGCATCAGGCACACCGAGAGGTAATATTTTTGCAACAGCTGCAGAGGCAGCAAAAGATCCTTTTGCAGTAATGCAAGCTAAAATAATGAGAGGAGTTGAACTTGAATCTGATAGAGATTTTAAAAGAGAGTTATTAGCAGAAGAATTAAAAGGTAAAAAAGAAATTGCTGAGATAGGTCAAAATATAAAAAACTATGACACGTATTTAAAATTTGGAATCGACCAATATAACGACATGGTTAAAGCAGAAAACTATGCTAACTTTATGACAAATACTAAACCACGAATAGATGCAGACTTTGGTGGTACACAGTTTGGTGGTTTTATAGAACAAGACATAACTAAAGAAAATGTTAAAAATAAATTTATAAAAAACAATGCTGGTAAGATAGGATCAGTTTTCTTTGATCTTAACACAAACCAACTATTTCAATTAAAAAGAATTGATAACGAAGGTAATGTTGATCTAGTTCCAACTTCAATAACAAACATGAAAGATATTGAGGGCACTACAATGCCGGAACCAAAAAAACCGGAAGATAAAACAAAAGATAATGTTGAAGCTTATCAAAAAATGGTTAGTGAAGATTTTAGAAAAAAACGAGAGGAAAGAGCAAAAGAACTCGAGAAAAAATTTGGCGTTGAAGACGACGTAGATATTTAGGAGGATAAATGGCGGTTTTTATTCCCCTCGAAGGTCCAGAAAAAAACAGTGACGCTAGTTGGTATACGTCCATAGGTGCAGGTCTAGTATCAGGTTTAATCAAAACAGTTGAAGGTGTTGTGTCTCTCGGTGCAGAGCTCGTGGATCTTGGAGCAGATTCAAATGTAGCTGGTGATGTAGAGAGATTTTTTGATAAAATAAATCCATTTGAAGAAATAGCAGACGATAGAGTTGTAGGTAAACTTACAGAGGCATTAGTTTCTATTGGTATACCTGGAGCTGTGGGTTTTAAAACAGCAACCAAATTAGCTGACAAAGCATTAAAAGCAAAACGAGCTGGAACTTATGCTAACTTTAAATCACCAAATGTAATGAAAGGTTTGAATAAAGCTAAATCTTTAAATAGTAGAGTAGATAAAAGATTAGGATTAAATCCTGGCACTACGACTAGGTTTCAAGCTGGAGTTTTTGGTGGTGCAGCAGGAGAAACATTTGTTGCAGATGTAGAGGAGATAGGCTCTTTCGGTGATATATTTCAAGGTGGTCCTACACGATTAGATAGAGATGAAACAGAAGGTAGAGAGGACGCTGCTAGAAAATTAATGAACAGAGTTAAGTTTGGCTCTGAGTCTTTATTAATTACACCTTTTGTTTATGGTGCAGGTAAATCTATAAAAGCTCTTGCTAAAAGAGGCAGAGATGATGCTTATTCTAACAGTGCAATTACAAGATGGATAGATAAATATGTAGGTGGTAGTTTTAGACCACAACAGATGTTACCAGATGAAGTCTTTGATGCAGAGGTCATAAAAGGTGGATTAAAGTCTAGAGATAGAGTTAGAGCAAAAGAATTAGTTTACAACATTACAAAAGAAGCAGATGGAATTATACCAAGAATATCGAAAGTTTTTAATAAACCACAAGAAGCACAAACAGAGTTTTACAGAAAATTAAATAATACATTGTTTGAAGGAGATCTATCTAAACCAGCTAATGGTCCTGCGGTAGATGAATTTGTTTCTTTTATGGAAAAAGCAGGAATTAAAAAAGCTGATTATCAAAACGTTATTACAAACATCACTGCTGCAAGAGGAGAGTTCTCTAATTTAATTGGTATTTTAGAAAGAAATGCAGACACACCTGGAGCTATATCTGCAGGTAAAAAAGATTTAAAAGAATTACTGCAAAACAAAGTAACTGGTTGGATAGGTAATACATATAGAGTTTTAGAAAGACCTAAATCAGGACTATCTAGATTGTTTCAAGACATTGACCCAACAGATGAAGCATATGCAAACGCTATTAATTTATTTAGAAGATTTTTTGCAAAATCAGATAAAACTAGAAAAGAACCTTTGGAATTAATTAAAAATGAAAAAGGTCAGTTTGTTCCAAAAGGCAGTGAATACTTTGAACAAGCAAAGTTTACTGTTGATGACATTATTAATCAAGCAAGATTAAAAAAGAAACCTGGACCACTACCTGATGTTACATATCAAAATAAAACGGGAGAGACATTTACAAAAAGTTTTGACAAAGCTGTTGGTAAAGGAAGTAAAACGTTTAGAAAATTATTTGGTGAGATAGAAGATCCTAGGTATTCTATCTTTAATGCTATAGCTAATCTTTCAGGAGCAGCTAGAACAGCAACTTATTTTGATGATATTGCAAAAAGAAACGATGCTGCAAAAGCTGCAGGTGAAAGAGGATTTTTTTGGAACTCAGCAGAAGAAGCAAGAGCAGCAGTCAATTCACCTCAAACAGGTATAAAAATAGTTGCTATGGATGATATTATAAAAGAATTACCTGGAGCAGGCAGACAAGGAGCTCTAATAAATCCTATTTCTGGTAAATTTACTACAGAAGAAATAGCAGAGAGTATGAAAAATATAAACGGTATAGCATCTGGCTTTACAGCTTTTGCTAGAGGTAGAGATAAAGCAGGTCCTGGAGAAAAAATTGTAAGTTATTTATATAGAAGTTTATTGTTATTACCAAAAGCAATATCACAATTGGCTAAAACAGTTTTATCTATACCTACACATATACGTAATTTTATTAGTGCCGGAGCTTTTGCAGGAGCTAATGGTGTTTTATTTGAAGGATTAACAAATCCTAAATTACTAAAGGACGCTTTTGTAGATGGCATAGACATATCTAATTTACTTAGATTAAAACCAGGAAGTGCACAAGCACAAGCAGCTTATCAAGAAGCCTTAGAACTAGGTTTAACAAACACGCAAGTTCAAATTGGTGACTTTCTTGCACTATTAAGAGATGCTTCACCGAGTGTAAGAAATGAAGTTGGTGTGGCTGCACCAGACGGTATCTTAAAAGGTATGCTAGGTAAGTTAAAAAAAGTTGGTCAATTCTTACAAGGTAAATACGTAGCAGAGGATGATACTTGGAAACTTACAAACTTTGCGGTTGAGTTAGATGCAATTAAAAAAGCAGCTGTTGAAACAGCAAGAAGACAAGGTAGAACTATTGACGTTAGTGACATTGCTTTAGGCAAACCCTCTACAAATCCACTGGCAAGACAATTAAAAGCAGAGGCAGCAGACATTGTAAAAAACACTGTGCCAAACTACGCCTTTGTCGGCGATATTGTAAGAGCTTCAAGAATATTACCGATTGGTAATTTCATGTCGTTTCCATCAGAGGTTATGAGAACAACAGTGGGTATTGCAGAACAAGGATTAAAAGAAATAAGACACTCTAGACCAACAAGAGGCAGTAACGTTTTACCTTATGTTGTTGATGCTGCAACGGGATCATTAGTTAAAAATGATAATGTTAAGTATGCCAGAGGATTAAAAAGATTATCAGGTATGGCCTTTACAACTGTAGCTGTTCCTGAACTAATAGTAGAGGGTGCGAAAGCTATCTACAATGTGACAGAGGATGAGATTAACGCATTAAGAAGATTTGTTCCTGAATGGTCGAAAAATTCTACAATCATACCTATAAGATCTGATGACGATGAATTACGATACATAGATTTTAGTCATAGTAATGCATACGATGTAATAGCAAGACCTTTCAACACATTGTTAAATAATATCTTAACAGCCCAACAAGATGACAGAACATTATTATCTGGTTTTGTAAGAGGTGTTGATGAAGCTGGTGCGGAACTAATGAATCCATTTATATCTGAATCTATTTGGACAGAGGCTATAGGTGATTTAGTTACAAGAGGTGGAAGAACAAAAGATGGCAGAAGATTGTACACAGATGCAACTCCTATTGGAGATAAAGTTAAAATTAGATTTTTACATTTGGGTGAGGCCCTTGCACCATCATACAAACAGGGTGTAAGATTAATACGAGCAGCCACTGAAACACCAACTGGAAGAGGAGAGTTATTAGATGTAGGTCCAGAGATAGCTGGTTTCATGGGATTAAGACCTATTAAAGTAGATCCTCTTGCTTCTATGGGTTTTAAAATATCTGAATATCAAAGCGGTATTAGAGATGCTAGAAGAGAGTTTACAGGTGGGTTCTTTGGATTGTTACGAGGTGGACCGATTAAACCAAACGATGTAATAGAAAAATTTTATGCATCAAACCGAGCTAGATTTAATGTGCAACAAAATATGTATAAAGACATAAACGCTGCACAAACTTTAGGTGTGGACGATTCTAGGTTAAATACTGAATTTAGAGATAGACAAATATCAGGATCTACTTTTAATAAATTAAAAAATGGTAGATTTGATCCTTATTTCCCTTCAAGAGATATACAGAATAGGTTTAGAGAAATAGCCGAAGACCTAGGTGATGTAAATGTATTTCCAGAAGTAGCTCCAATATTAAGAGAAATGTCAGCAGAATTTAGAGCTTTAAGTTTAGATGAAGCCTTTGATGTAAATTTAAGTGATTACTTGCTTGAAGATATAGGTTCTGTGCCTTTACCACCACAAGTTAGTTCAGCAACACCTATCGTACAACCACCGCTACCAGTAGCACAACAAAACCAGTTGACAGATACTGAACTTGCACTATTATCGCCCGGAGAACAACTTATAGCTCTAAGAAATAGAAACAGAAGGAACCCAACAGTTTAATGGCAATAGAACCTAAAACAACTAGAGAACACATCGTATCCCTTTATGGACACATTAAAGGTGTTAAAAAAGATATTCATCACATGCATAGTGGTATTCACAAATTGGGTGGTAAAATAGACAAAATCTATTGGGTTCTTTTAGCTGCGGTGGGGACCGTGGCCTTACTTCTACTAGAAAGATTTATAACCTAGTCTTCACGATCATCGTGCCAACGTTCGTTGATCCTGTCAGCCATCCAAAAAGCAATAGGTATACACAATAAAAAAGTTATTTCTGCAGCTCTAAGCACACTTACATCCCATAATTTATATACAATATGATGAATTCCTATTGGTGCAAAAGCACCTACACATAATAATATAGCCATTCTCATGTAATAAGGATATTTCATATCCAAGACTTTAACTCTTCTCCCATTACTTTGGAAGCTATATTTATCTTCTTACGTAAAGATTTTACAATTTTTGTATCTACAGTTTCTTCTGCTATAATATCTACATATGTCACTGTTTTCTTTTGCCCTATTCTGTGTGCTCTGTCTTCTGATTGCATTCTTTTTTCTAGATCATATCCGTTAGAATAATAAATCACAGTGTTTGCCTGTGTTAACGTAATACCATACCCACCTGTTTGTGGTGTGCCTACAAAAAATCTTACTTTGTCATTACCTTTAAAATTTTTAATTGCATAGTCTCGTTCTTCAGGTAACGTTTTACCATAGTAATGGACCACGGAACCCGGACCATACTTGTCCTCTAATAATTTATATATGTTTTTAACATCGTGTTGATAATGTGCCCAGATAATTGCTTTACCCTCTACTTCCTCTAACACATCTAATAATTCTGCTAATCTATTATTTTTAATTTCTTGTATGCTACCATCATCTGCAGAGAAGTGACCACAAGTTATTTGATGTAAACGCATAAGCTGTGTAAGGGCTGTCATAGTTGTGACAGTCTTACCATTTAATGTAGCGAGAGCCTCTTTACGCATTTGATCGTATAATTTTTTTTGTTCTGGTGAAAGCTGTATTTCTCTTTTCATGTATATTTTTGGCGGTAGGTCTAAACAATCTTCTTTTAATACTCTATATGAAAAAGGTTTTAGTTTATCAGACAGCTCACCTAAATTTTGATAGCCTATAACTAAATTAATAGATCTACCTGATATGTTTGCACTTTTCATTATGGCATATCTATTTCGAAAAGAATAATAAGAAGAGTGATTTAAGTGCATAGGGTCTAAAAACTCACACTGTGAGTACAAATCAAGTGGATTTCTAGTTACAGGAGAACCAGTCATAATTCTTCTATAGTTAGCTGCTCTTGATAAATTTAAAATATTTTTAGTTCTTTTAGCTTTTGGATTTTTTATAGTGGTTGATTCATCAATAGCCATCATAGCTTTATGGCAATTTAAAAAACTTAAAGCCCATGAATATCCTTTTTCTGTGCTAAAAGCCTCAACGTTCATTATTAATATTTGAAGTTTGTGACTATTTTCTGGGTTGTAAAATTGTCGTAATTTTTCTTTTTGAGTTTTATTTATGTTTGATTGCCACAAAACGGTCACATTCTCAATGTGATCTGGTAAATGTGCAGGCAACTCTTGATTGTACCAAGTTCCTACCACACCTTTTGGTGCAACAATTAAGGCACCATCTACTTTACCTTTATCGTAAAGCATAGCTAGATTATCAATTAGTACTTTTGTTTTGCCAGTACCCATTTCCATAAAATACGCAAACGTATCTCTGTTCCAAGATTTTTCCAACGCAGTAAGTTGGTGTGCATATGGCTTCTTTTTAAATTTATATTTCATCTTTCTATTGACATTTATACAAGATTATAATAATAAGTCAAGCATGAAAGATGAAAGTACAGTTTATGTAGTACAAGAAATTTCAGGAACCAGAGACGGTAGACCTAAATTTAACATTATGGGTGCAGCCGAATATGGTAAACTAGAATTTCTATTGGATGAAAGATCACAAATGATTTTTTCACCTGGACCACTGATAATGAAACTAAGAAATCTTTTAAAAAATTTCAAACCGACAGACTACTTGTTATTAACAGGTGATCCTGCTATAATAGGTGTAGTTTGCTGTTTGATATCAGAAACAACAAACGGTAGATTCAATCTCTTAAAATGGGATAGACAAGAAAAAAGATACTATCCAATAGAGATTGATGTTTACGGAACAGGAGCAAAGAACAATGAACACGATTGATTTTGAAAAGGATCAAGAACAAGTATTGGATAAAACAACCAATATAAATAAACTTGCAGATAAAATTAAAGAACTGCAAGCACAACAAGAACAACTGCAACAACAAGAAGATGCAGTCAAACAAAAGAAAAAAGATATAGAGCATTTATCAGGTGAGGTCATACCAACGATGTTATCTGAAATGGGTCTATCATTTCTAAAACTACAGGATGGATCTTCTGTAGAAGTTAAAACAAATTATAGTGCCACTATCACACAAGCGAATAAAGAGAAGGCATTTAACTGGCTTCGTGAGAATGGCCTGGGCGACATAATCAAAAATGAGATATCCGTGTCGTTCGGTCGTAACGAGGATAACAAGGCGGCTGATTATGCCAACCTTGCGAAGGGTCAAGGCTTTGAACCTCAGCAAAAACTGAAGGTCGAGCCTATGACTCTGAAAGCGTTAGTCCGTGAACGTATGGAGGCAGGTAAAGAAATGCCAACGGAACTTTTCAACATTTATGTTGGAAATAAAACAACAATAAAAAGGAAACAATAAACATGAGCGAAGTAGCAAAGAAAAAAACAAATGCATTAGCTGCAGTTAATTTTGAAGCTGATGCGGGCCAAGGTTTAAATATGACGCAAGAAGATCTTGCGTTGCCGTTTTTAAAAGTTCTTGGTCAACTATCACCTGAATGCAATAAGCGTGATGCTAAACATGTCGAGGGGGCAGAACCTGGCATGATTATAAATACCGTGACAAACGAGATTTATGATGGCGTTAAGGGGATAAATGTCGTGCCAGTACATTACAAAAGACAGTACATAGAATGGCAAGACAGAGGTGAGAGTCAAGGTGCTCCAGTAAAAATCTATGAAGCTGGAGATGACTTGCCGTCAACTACAAGAGACAAGTTTAATAAAGATAGGTTAGCAAATGGTAACTATCTTGAAAATACAGCTAGTCACTTTGTAGTTATACTTGGTAACAGCCCAACAACAGCTTTGATTTCTATGAAAGCTACTCAATTAAAAGTGAGTAGAAAATGGAACTCAATGATGATGGGTTTAAAGATGCAGGGTAAAAACGGTATGTTTACACCACCAACATATAGCCACATTTATAAGTTAAAAACTGTGCAACAGTCGAATGACAAAGGCACATGGTTTGGCTGGGATGTATCTAGGGTTGGTCCTATTGAAGACGCTGGGATTTACAAAATAGCTAAAGACTTTGGAGCAAATGTTTCAAAGGGTGAGGTTAAAGTAAAACACGGCGAACAAGAGTCTAAATCCGATTCACCGTACTAAAAACTTCCTAGGGAAGATAGAGGGGCGGTAATGGGAGACTGGACCCGCCCCCAACAAAATATTTATGGAGAAATTTAGACAGATATTTACAGGATTAATGCGAGCACATGGTTGCACCTATGTGGACAAGAAGGGTGCCGATGGACTTAAAATTAAAGGTAAGTCTTTTGTAAAAAGAGAACCAGTAACAGAAAAACTTTGGCAAAATCATTTAAATGGTATTGAACCTAGTCTTGGTATCATACCAATCAACGAGGATAATGAATGTAGATGGGGTTGTATTGATGTAGATAAATACAATCTTGATCACAGAAAACTTCTAAACAAACTACCAATGGGTATGCCGCTTTGGGTCTGTAGATCAAAAAGTGGTGGAGCACATATATTTTTATTTACAACAGACTTTGTGCCAGCAAAATTAATGAGAGACAAACTTATGTCCATTAGTGCTGTGTTAGGTTATGGTGGTGCTGAAGTATTTCCAAAACAAATTGAATTAAAATCGCAAGATGATACAGGAAATTTTTTAAATTTACCATACTTTAATTATAAAAATACAACAAGATATTGCTTTGATTCTAAAGGCCAAGCAATTAAAATAGATGCTTTTTTAAATTCTGTAGAGGTCGGTGCTCTCACACCAAAAGAATTACAAGATTTAAAAATAGAAAGACCACCATCAGAGTTTGATGATGGCCCACCTTGTTTACAATCTGTAACAAAAGAAAAATTAGATGATGGTAGAGACAGGGTTATGTTTCAATTTAAAGTCTACGCCAAAAAGAAATGGCCAGATAATTGGGTCCATAAATTAGATGAATTTAATTTTAAACATTTTGCAAATCCTTTTAGACATGATGAGATGGCAAAATTTAGAAAAGATAAGGATAAAGATTATGGTTATCTTTGTAAAGATGAACCTATGTGTAATCACTGTGATAAACAATTATGTAAAACTAGAAAATTTGGTATCGGAACACAGGTTCTATTTCCACAGCTATCAGATCTACAGATAATAAAATTAGATCCTAAAATATTTAGATTAAATGTAGACGGAGAAAGAGTAGAATTAAAAGCAGAAGAATTACAAGAACAAAGATTATTTATTAGAGCGTGTATGAATCAAATACATAAGTACCCACCAAAACTTAAACCAAGAGATTATGACATTATGGTTACAACTTTAATGGCTAATCCAGAATTAGTCGAAGCACCTGAAGGTGCATCTAAAAGAGAACAGTTGTTACAACATCTTGAGAACTATTGCACAAGTAGAACTGCAGAGGGTGCAACAAAAGAAGATATGGAATCAGGAAACGTGTGGAATAAAAGTGGTCACCATCATTTTATTTTTGGTGAGTTTTATCACAAATTTTTACATAGACACAAGTGGACAGAGAAATATGACATTACAAACTTTTGGTTAACAGAGCACTGTGGGTGTGAAGTTGTCAGAATGAACATAGGTAAAAAGAAAATATCAGTAATAAAATTAAAAGAATTTGAAAAAGAGGATATGAAAATAAAAGAGAGAACATTTAAAAGAGAGGACGCATTTTGAAAACTATTGTTCTTGGTCCACCTGGCACTGGTAAAACAACAACACTGTTGAATGAGGTAGATAAATATTTAAAACAAACTGATCCTGATAAGATAGGTTACTTTTCTTTTACACAAAAAGCTGCGTATGAAGCTAGAGACAGGGCTATGTCTAAATTTAATTTATCAGAAGATGATTTGCCATACTTTAGAACATTGCATTCATTAGCGTTTAGAAGACTAGGTATAAAAAAAGACGATGTTATGCAACGTAGGCACTATGAAGATTTAGGTAAAAAAACTAGTTATAATTTAGACTATCACGAATATGATAACGAACATACAGGACTATTCACAACTAAGAGTGACTTGCTTCGCATAGTGCAGATAGCTAAATTACGAGGTATCACGCCAGAGCAACAGTTTAATTTAAAAGAACACACACAAGATATAACTGTTAAACAACTTAAGCAGTTTGTTTCTGATCTAAATCAATACAAAAAAGATTACAACTTAATAGATTTTACAGACATGATTACAGAGTTTGTTAAGTCAGATAAATGTCCTAGGTTTGACGTAGTTTTTATAGATGAAGCTCAAGATCTATCTAACTCACAGTGGACAATGGCAAAATCTATTTGGGATAAAACACAAGACACTTACATAGCAGGCGATGATGACCAAGCTATATTTAGATGGGCAGGTGCGGACGTAGATAGTTTTATAGCACAGACAGGGAAGATAATGCGATTGACACAGTCATACCGAATACCGCAGGTAGTTCATAATGTAGCGATGAATATAGTAAATAGGATACAAAAGAGATTACCAAAAGAGTGGAGACCAAAAACACAAAGAGGATTACTTTCATATTATAACGATTTTGAACAAGTTAACATGAAAAAAGGTAATTGGCTAGTGTTAGCTAGAACTAGATTTATGTTAAATGACATAGAAGATAAGTTATATTCACAGGGGTTGTATTACGAGAACAAGTTTAAAACAAACAAAGAACAGGACCTGTACAAGGCAATTACAGACTGGGAAAATGTGCGTAAGGGTGTGGATATTAATTACGACCAAATTAGTAGGATATCATCTTACATGTCAGAAAAACATTTTGAAAAAAATTGTTTGAAGTACATGGACAAAGATGCAAGACATACCATGCAATCTCTACGAGAAAGAATGTGGTTGAAAACAGATGATGTATGGTATAATGCTTTTGATAATGCACCACAGAAGAAAGTTAGATATATCAGAAGGATGAGAGAAAATGGTGAGAAGTTAAACTCTACTCCAAGAATTACTCTGTCTACAATACACGGAGTAAAAGGTGGTGAACAAGATAACGTGGTTCTCTTGACTGACCTATCTAGAAACACACAAAGAAACTACGAACAAAATCCTGATGATGAAAATAGATTATTCTATGTTGGTGCAACTAGAACTAAAAATCATTTACATGTTATCAGACCAAAAGACATATACAAAGGATATAAAATATGAAAACAGAAGAGGCATTACAATTAGCAAAAGAATTAATCGCTGGACCTAGAGCAAAAACCTATGGCGATAAAATAGTAAATCATGCAAACATTGGAAAATTATGGTCGGCATATTTAGATAAAGAGATTACAGCACACGACGCAGCTGTGATGATGGCTTTATTAAAAGTAGCGAGAACAAAGTTTGGTCAACCAACTAGTGACACCTATGTAGATGCAGCTGCATACATGGCAATAGCAGGAGAATGTAAATATGAAGATGATATTTAAACCACAGACAGAGTGGATACCACCAACAGACTTTCCAGATTTAGGTAAGTATGACGAGATTGCTATAGACTTAGAAACAAAAGATCCAAACTTAAACGAGAGAATGGGTTCTGGCTCTGTTGTAGGCGTTGGTGACGTGGTTGGTATATCTTTGGCTACACATGATTGGTGTGCATATTATCCAATAGCACATGAAGGTGGCGGCAACATGGATCGTAAGATGGTTTTAAAATGGTTACAGGACCAACTTAATACACCAGCTACAAAAATATTTCACAATGCAATGTATGATGTGTGTTGGTTAAGAGCTTTAGGATTAAAGATAAGTGGTAAGATTGTGGACACTATGATAGCTGCATCTTTGGTTGATGAGAATAGATACAGATACGATTTAAATAATTGTGGTAGAGATTTTGTAGGTAAAGGTAAAGACGAGACAGCACTATACGAAGCTGCAAAGTCTTGGGGTGTGGATCCCAAAGCAGAGATGTACAAGCTACCAGCTATGTACGTTGGAGCTTACGCAGAGCGTGACGCCCAACTTACATTTGAGCTTTGGCAGGAGTTAAAAAAAGAAATATTGTTACAAGATATTGAAAACATATTTGAGATGGAAACTAAACTTTTCCCTGTGTTAGTGGACATGAGATTTCTTGGTGTACGTGTAGATGTAGAAAGAGCTGCTAGAGAAAAACAAAATATGGTAGAAGAAGAAAATAGATTACTGGGTGGTATATACGCTGAAACGGGACAAGACGTACAGATTTGGGCTGCAAGATCTATTGCTAAAGTGTTTGATAAACTTGGTTTACCGTATGACAGAACAGAGAAAACTGGTGCACCTAGCTTCACTAAAAACTTTTTATCTAATCACCCACACAACATTGTGCAAGCAATTGCAAAAGCAAGAGAGATTAACAAAGCACATACAACATTTATAGATACAATATTAAAATACTCAGGCAAAGGTAGAATACATGCAGAGATAAATCAACTACGTGGTGACAGTGGTGGTACAGTTACAGGTAGATTCAGTATGAACAATCCAAACCTACAGCAGATACCTGCAAGGAACAAGGATCTCGGACCACGGATCAGAAGTTTATTTATACCTGAAGAAGGGTGTAAGTGGGGCTGCTTTGATTACAACCAACAAGAACCAAGACTTGTAGTTCACTATTCAGCATTACAAGGTTTCTTCTCTGTAGAAGACGTTGTTGATGCGTACAAGCAAGGTGATGCAGACTTCCATAAGATTGTAGCAGATATGGCTGGTATACCTAGAACACAAGCAAAGACAATTAATTTAGGTCTTTTTTATGGTATGGGTAAAAATAAATTACAAGCAGAGTTAGGTGTAAACAAACTACAAGCTGATGAATTATTTAAACAGTATCATACAAAGGTGCCTTTTGTTAAACAGCTCATGGATGCAGTGATGAGTAGAGCACAACGTAAGGGTAGAGTTAGAACTCTTCTTGGTCGTTTATGCAGGTTTCATTTATGGGAGCCAAATCAGTTTGGTATTCACAAGCCGTTGCCTCACGATGATGCACTCGCGGAACACGGACCAGGGATCAGAAGAGCATACACGTACAAAGCCTTGAATAGATTAATACAGGGATCTGCAGCAGACATGACAAAGAAAGCAATGATAGATCTACATTCCGAAGGTATACTACCACATCTACAGGTGCACGATGAATTAGACATATCAATACAAAATAAAAAAGAGGCAGAAAAAGTAAAAGAGATAATGGAATCAACGGTGACACTTGAAGTTCCTAATAAAGTGGATTATGAAGAGGGTGATAATTGGGGTAGCATTAAATGATAATAAAAAAGAATTTTTTAGATTTAAAAGACTATCAACAAATTAAGGAAGCAATATCCTCTGGTGAGTTTCCTTGGTATTTTAATGAAACTTCACTCATAACAGATAAAAACAGTCCTTTTCAATTTACTCACGTATTTTTAAATAATGGCATGACTAATAGCACTGTAAACATTTTAAACCCATTACTCTCTAAATTAAAAGCTCTTACATTTTTAAGAATAAAAGCAAATTTAAACACTAGAACCTCTAAAATTATAGAAACAGGAGAGCATGTTGATGCTGATGATAGATTCACATCTGCGGTATTTTTTCTTAATGAGTGTGATGGATATTGTAAAATAGGTAATAAAAAGATAAAAAGTGAGGACAATAAAATATTAATTTTTAAGTCTAATGAAAAACACACTGGGTCTACTTGCACAGATTCAAAAAGACGTATGTTAATTAATATTGTTTATATAGAAGGAAAATGATAAATTATGGCTTACTTAAATGCAAACATACCACCAGAGTACGCACAAATCAGGAGAGAATATCTCTATGACCTTAAGAAACATCATGGAGAAGTTGAAGACTGTATTATTTTTGGTCTTTCGGCTATTACGGGGCGTGCCATCCTTTTTCATTGTATTATGGAAAATGGAGCTATCTTCTACCGTCTCCCGATTAGTGCATTCATTCAAAGAGGCTTTAAGGCAGAAGCCGTTCCTAGACGCAGACTTGATGAGCTTCAGTTATGGAATTGTTTCAGCTATTATCCTGCTGTTCATTCTTGGGATATTTTAGAGGCACAGGCTGGTAAATACATAGGAAAAGACAAGAAATGGCACCATGGTAAATACTTATTTACGGTTGACTTTGCCCACCCTGAAAGTAATATATTAGATACGGATCATTCAGAGATACCGCACGAGCACAAATGTGCACATATCATAGCTCTTGATGACGGGAACTATGCAGCACAACCTAACAATAGATGTATTTGGGATATCCCATCATTTACTGTTAAAAACAATGTGCCTGATTGGAAAGTGCAAACATCTGAGTGGAACGTAGAGAACACAAGTCAATGGAAAACAGAAGATACTGACAAGTTCTTCTATGAAATTGAGGAGAAGAAACATGATTGATAAATGTAAAAACGTTTGTTGCAGAGCCTGGAATTGGATTAAAGGTTTATGGAACAAATGGGTCAATTGGATCTTTAAAGGTTTCTACAAGTAATTTATGGCCCTAAAAATTTCGGAATCAGCAGCTGTGCAAATGCCTATGAAGACGGTTGCCAGTC